GATTTTAAAATATCAATGATTACCGGTAATCATGATGCTTGGTATAAGGATACAAGTGAAATTAATAGTTTAAGTATTTTAAAAGGTAAGAAAAATATTACTGTTTACGATAAACTAACTACAGTAGAAAAAAACGGTAAGGTGGTAACTTTTGTACCTTGGGGTGAAGATATAAAAAATATACCAAAAAGTGATTTAATATTTGGTCATTTTGAATTAGAAAATTTTAAAATGAATGCTTATAAGATTTGTGATCATGGTGATGATCCAGATGTATTAGTTAATAAATCAGATTTAGTTTTTACAGGTCATTTTCATACTAGAGATGAAAAACATTATAACAATAAAAAATCTACTATTATATATACTGGTAATCCTTTTGAAATGGATTTTGGTGATACGTTAACTAAAAAAGGATATTATATTTTAGATTTAGATGATTTAAAATATCAATTTTATACTAATGATATAACACCTAAACATATTAAATTTGTATTATCAAAAATTATTAATGCTAATAATATTTTAGATGTATTTTCCAATTCATTAAAAGGTAATATTATAAAGTTAATTATTGATAAAAATATAAGTTCTGATCATTTAGATTTATTAATGACAAAATTAATGTCATATAAACCTGTAGAGTTAAGAGTAGATTATGATGTAAACTATAATAAACTTAAAATAGGAAATGATCAAGATTATGATTTGTCAGGCGTTGATATAAAACAAGCGATTGATGAATTTGTGAATATGTTAGATATAGAAAATAAAAACGATGTTACAAATTATACACAATCTTTATACGAAAGGGTAAAATGAAATATGTAAACTTTAAAGAATTAAAAATTAAAAACTTTTTATCTGTAGGTAGCGAGCCGGTGCATATTTCATTTAATAAAGGTCTAAATATCGTTACCGGTATTAATAGAGATAAAGAAGATAGAAGAAATGGTGTTGGGAAGAGTACCATAGCTGATGCTTTATATTTTGGTATATTCGGCCAAACTTTAAGAGAAATAAAAAAGAATTTCATCCCCAATAACTTAACAGGTGGTACGTGTGAAGTTCAATTGTCTTTTACTATTGATGACCCTAAACACGGTATAAATGATTTTGATATTATACGTTCTATTAACCCGTCTAAAGTTTACGTGTACAAAAATAAGATAGATAAGACAAGAGATAGTATTGCTAATACCAATGAATATATTAATACAGTATTATCATCCACCCCTGAAATATTTCAAAACTGCGTTATAATGACCCTTAATAATCATATACCTTTTATGAGTAAAAGTAAAAATGATAAACGTAAGTTTATTGAACAAATTTTTAACTTAGAGATTTTTAGTAAAATGTTATTAGAATTGCGTAATGAGCATAACGAAGTTAAAAGAAATTTTGATATTGAAGTTACAAGGTTAGAAGAGGTAAATAATAATTTAAATAGTCAAAAAGAACATAGAGATAATTTTAATGATGATAAAAATAAAAAAATATCTTTATTGAATGAAACTATTAATAAACATCAAAATGATTTGAACGAAGCTAAAGATAAATTATCTGAAATAGAAGCTTTAGATGATCAGCCTTATAAAGATAAATTATCAGAATTAGAGAAAAAATTAAATGTAAGTAATGAACAAAAAGAAGATGCTAATCATCAATGCATTGAACAGAAGCAGATAATTAAAACTAATGCTGAAATTATTAAAAAATTAGGTACTGAAGAAGATACTTGCCCTGTTTGTTTAAGACCTATTGAAGACCATGATAAAGAAAAAATAGAAGAAGAAAAAGAATATATAAGAAAATTTTTAGTAGGTGAGAAAGAAGGTGTCGAAGCGTGCTTAAAAAGAATAGAAGAATTAAACGTTGAAATATCTAAAATAAATTCAGCTATTAAAATTGTTAATAATAAAATTACTGAAATTGGTAATAAAAAATACGGTAAGGACCATATACTTAGTTCTATTGAATATATTAAAAAATGTATTAATGAAATTGAAACTGAAATTGAAACTGTAAAAGGTGAGACTAATACGTTTGAAGTTATAATTAAAGATACTGAATTTAAATTATCAACAATTAAAGAAGAAATCGATTCACTTAAAAAAGTTATTAACCTTATGGACGTGGTTAAATTTGTAGTTAGTGAAGAAGGGGTTAAAAGTTTTATAGTAAAAAAAATATTAACTCATTTTAATGGTAAGTTAGCTTATTTTTTAAAAAAATTAGATAGTAATTGTATTTGTGCTTTTAATGAATATTTTGAAGAGGAAATAATAAATGAA